GTAGATCCTGGTCTCGTCAGTCTTGTCCATAATCCTTCCCTTCGGTAAAAATGCCGCCCTACGCAGGCGGCGGTACAATCCTTAATCCTTATCGGCCTCGGCAAATCCTTTAACGATCCAGGAAAACTCGTAGGCTGCAACCGGAGAGATGTCCTCAAGAGCCTCGCGGAAGCGTGCGACACGGTAGATGGTTGCAAAATCATCCTCAATCTTCCAGCCGATGTTCAGGCTGTTGAGAAGCGCTGTAACCTTCCTGGCCTTAGCAGTCTCGTGACAGCCGGTGCGGTCGCACTCGATCATGCCCGGAACGCGGATGCACTCATTAAAAGGCCCGCAGATAAAAGCACCCTCAAAAGCCTTCTTTGCACCCTCGGTGAGGCGCCCTGCCTTGTTAACCATCTTAATCATAGTGTTTTCCTCACTTTAACCGGCGCCCTCGCGCCCTCGAGGTCAGTTTACTCTTTTGTTTAAGACGTTGCAAGAGATTTTTAACACTTTTTTGTGCGTTTAACCCAAAATGTGATATCAGTCATAAAATTTTACGATCCTGCCAGCTTTGTCGCGCGATATGCCGAGGGCGCGCGCCGCCTCGGCAAGCGTGTCATAGCACACGCCCTGATACTCGCATGGCCTGCGGCGGGGCTTGCGCCGCGGCCTCTTCGGCCTGTCGCGGCGCATCAGGCGTTCGGTCATAGCTGCAGCCGTAATACCGCAGGCGCGCGCAGCAGCGGAAACCGAGGGATAGTCAACACCCTCCCAGGTGCAGGGCTTTCGGCTGCTCACACCCCGGACAGACGACGCCTCGAGCGGGATATTATGCCTGAGTCGGTATATACAGCAGGCGCCTGTCAGATGATACGCCGCGGCAAGAGCTGTCATTGAGTGATATTTTTTGCCCGCATACTCGATCTCACACCGGTGCACCTCCTCAGCAAAGCTTCGCGCCTTACTCCAGCCGATGCCTAAAGCGCGCGCCATCGCCCCAATGCTCCGATAGCGTACGCCCTGAAACTCGCAGTCCAGACGTACCGGCCTGCGGGACTTTTTCCGCGGCTTTCCATAGCCGCGCGCGATGCGGTACCACATAGCCGATGCGGTGATGCCGCAGGCCTCTGCTGCAGAGGCTATCGTAGGATACAGCACGCCATTCCACACAATCCTCCGGGCATGGCCGCATCCCCGCGGCGCGTCAATTTGAAAACCAGAGTGGTTAGTCCGCATGGTTGTATGACTCCACCTCAGCGTTCTCGATATTGGGCAGGTAGACACGTGCCATGTCGAGATGCAGGTCATAGATATCATCCTTGGCTGTCAGCTTCGGCGCTTTGTCCTTCGCGTACATCACCGCCATCCGCTCCAGGCGGTCTCCGAAGACGTCCCTGACGCTGAAACGGTATTTGATCTGGCTCTTTGCCTCGGCAATAAAATCCTTGACCAGCTCGCCCTCAAGCCGTGGATCCTCAAGTCCATCAAGGTGATAGTAGTCAGCTACTTTTGTCCTGCAAACACTCATTTCATGCTCCTTCCTTAATGCCTCGCCCTTTCCGTAGGGCAGCCTCAAATCCTTGTACATCGCGACGTGGCTCCTGTAGTATTTCCCGTCGTACTCGCATGTCCGGCAGAGCGGCCTTGCCGATAGGTGCCCGCTGCGCACGCGGTAGCGCGCGGCACCCTCATGGATGCCTAATGCTCTCGCATATGCTGCGATTGACGGATAGGACATGCCGTCAGGTGTAACAACCTCAACGCGCGAGACGCCCGCGGCGTGCCGCCCTGGTACACCCTTCGGAGCATCCAGCGGGATCCCGGCGTAGCGGCGGAAGTAGTACAGCGTTTTGCTCAGTCCGTAATACTCCCGCAGTGCGGCAACAGACTTAAACAGCCTGCCCTTGTACATCACCGGCCTACACCTCATTGCTATACCCCATCTGATGCAAACGGTTATAGGCCTCTATCTGCCTGCTGTACTCCTCGGTGCTCATAAACTCACTCATGATGCGCCTTAACTCCTCCCGCGCCTCTTTGTCGCAGTCCCTGATGGCCGCCTCGTACTGGCTGAACACTGCGAGCGGCACGAAGTCAGGATCCTCCATCGCGGCAAAAAGGTTGAAGGGCATGTAGGCGTGCGGATCGCGGTCAAGCAGGTAATGCCGCATCGCATCAAGCGCGAAAAAATCCCCGGCGGCGGCGCGCGCCATTGTACGCAAGGCCAGCAAAGCTTTAACGTCAACCAATCTCATCTTGTATATACCACCTTGTATTCCCCTTCCGGCAGCTCGCATTCTTCCGCGAGCGTGCACATTGTCGTGAAAATCCCATGCCTGACGGCCACTATGCCGCCGCTGTAATGGCTGATATAAACCACCGGCGTGCCGGCGCAGTACAGGATAACAAATCCCAGGATGGCGCCGTTTACTGCGGCGCAGACTCTCATAATCACGGCTTCCGGTACTCCAGGTGAATGATCAGTATAGCGACACGGACAGGCGTGCCGGACACGTCGTAGGGATCCTTCATGATGCTCCTTCCCGTAAGCACCACCTGGTACGGCAGGCCGGCAATGCGGCGCATGAAATCCTCACGCTGCTCTTTCATGATATCCTCATAGTGAGGTGTCCTGCTCCAGAACATCGCAATCTCCACTATCGTGCCAGAGGGGCGGATCTCAATCTGCCGTGCGCCCTGAAAGGCTTCAAAAGCGGCATCCGTCAGGGCGTTCTCCTCCTCTTTTGAGGGGATCCCCGGCACTCCGTAAAGCCGGGAATAGTTTCGAAAACAGTGATATTTAGGAGCCATCTTATTCTACCCAAACAAGGTCATACTCTGCCGGGATGCGGCAGTCCGTGCCTGCATGGCAGGCGTGGTAGCCGGAGGAGTCCTCCCAGCCCTTCACCTCCCCGGTGCTGTTGCTCTGGTAGACCTGCGGCAGGCTCGCGAAGCTGTAGCCCGTCAGGGTGCCGATGGAGGCGGCAAGGAGTGCCGCCGCGATAAACTGTAAAACCTTCATGGTATCCTCCTTAAAAAGCCCGGCAGGCCGCCGGGCGGGCGCTGCTTAAAGTCTGAAGTATCCGTAGTAGGCGGTGACAGTCAGGGCTTCGCAGTCCTCTTTGGTGTTGATGCATCCCCTGAGCCCGAAGCGCCTGGTGTACCCGTTGTCACGGCAGAAGCACCCGCGGCAGTACTCGAGGGTTTTGAGAACCTCGGTGAAAGCCTTAGCGGTCTTGCACTTGTAACGGATCCAGCCGGTGCGCGCATCGCGATCCGGGGAGTAGGTGATCTCGCCATCCTCCTCCAGAAGATTCCAGGTCCAGGGTTCTGCGCAGTGCCTGATGTCCCTGACAAATTCAATCGCATCG